CTATGTTATCTGGAGATTCCTCTAAAAGATTACAGACTAGTTCTTCGCCTGTTATTAGTTTTAAGTGTTTAATCGAAGAGACTGGCTTCATCATCTACCCTTACTGGTTTTAAGTCAATAGGGTAAATCTTGTATTTAAACCCTTCTTTAGTATATATCTTGATCCTTTCTGCGCTGTGTCTCAGAGTAAAGTTCTTGTGAGACTTAATATGAAGATCATCAGCAATATCAAAGAGTCGAGTAGTCCGACCATCATCAGACTTACGAAGGCCACGACCAATCGATTGGAGAACCTTAACTTGAGATTTGGACGGAGTCGCAAATACAATATTATGGAGATTGCGGATGTTAATACCAGTACTAAAAGTACCAAGAGAGGCAACAATAATTGCGTCATTTTCTTTTTCTACTATACCTCGTATTTGTTCACGATCGTGGGCATCTACCTCGCCAGACACATAAAAAACTTTTCTGTTTTCGTCTGCCATACCTTTGATCATATCATACAACACTTTACCATGTTTCTCTACAAACTGAAACATCACTAGAGTATTGCCCGTTTGATCTAATGCGAGTTTACTGATAAATTTATTACGAGGTTCATAGGTGACAATGTAGTCAAGTTCGTCTTGATACTTTTTGTCTTTCATCATGTGGCATATGTCATTGTGATATCTGAGTAATAACACTGAGATATCTAAATCAGCTAACTGATTAGATTCTTGAAGTTCTACTGTGCGAGTCACAGTAAATGTTGGACCAAACAAACCCTCCAAGACAAGTTTGTTAGTTTCTGTGCCGTCAAGTGTACCTGTCAGACCGAATCTGTATTTCGCGTTGACACACTTGTCCATCATTGTAGTCAGAGATTTTGCTTTAAACAAATGCACTTCGTCTCCGAACACTGTGTCAAACTGTTCAAACCACTCTTTACTGAACTTGTAGATTGACTGCCATGTTGAAATGATGACGCGTTTATCTGTGACTTTTTCTTTTCCAGAGTAGATGCGATGACAGAACTCATTCACATCATACCCGTACTCTTCAAAATCTTTGTACATCTGTTCTACGAGAGATGTAGTCGGAACAATAATTAGAATCTTACCGTCTGTTACTTCGTAGCAGTACCGAAGTAGATTATAGATAATAAATGACTTGCCGCTACCGGTGGGACTAAGGAGTATACATCTGAGGTTCTCCACCCCATGAGAAATTGCTTTGTACTGATAGTCTCGTGGCTTAAAAGGAGCATCAAGCAGAGATAGAAACTCAACCAAAGCAGGATGATCAATGTCGTCTTTGAACGAAGGAATGCCGTAAACTTCATGTTCAAGTATCTCTAGTGGATAGAATCTGTCTGCGCAGAAACGACGTAGATGCTGGTAGAGACCCACGTTCATCTGTTTAGTCACTGTGTTGTAAAGTTTAACCTTACCGTCCCAGTGACGTGATTTGTACGCGGGCATAAACTTATACCCAGGAACAAAAAACGAGAAATACTCTCGTAATTCGTTTTCTTGTGCAGGATGCGCTTCCACCATAAAGTGTGAGTGGTTCTTCATCCTGATACGTATCTTATTATCCACCAGCCTCGAATCTTCTATAATCAATCATGTTCTTGATTGTAGAATGTCTCCATTTAATCATATTAAGAATATCTGTAAGACTATCTATCTGTGTCTTAAGTGCCACAATTTTGTCTTCAGACTGCTGGATTTCAGGGTCAGAATCATAGTAGTAGTCCATCTCACCCTTGAGAATTTTGAGACCATTAAACGGATCAGGATTCCAACCCTTCTCTGCAAGTTCGTGTTGATCCATCTTTCCATTGTAGTATAACCACTTATCACGCAGTAGTACTTTTTGTGCAGCTTCTGCACGACGTAACGACAGTTTAGTGACTGTCAGATACTCTAGATACTTAGCGTGTAGACTAGGAATCTGTCGCGACGTTTCGTCTAGTTGATGGATTGGAATAACGGAATCTTCTTCCCACTCTTTCAAAATACCTTCAAGGTTTAACATTCTATACCCTATAAATTGCAGACGTAAATATACCAGTTAAGTATATTATATCACTCTGAGGTGATGTAGTCAATACAATCTTGCCAATAATCTTTGTTATGCCCTAAAACGTAACTGAGTGTCATGCGATAGCAATTAGTTCGTGCAGCGTGATACACAACATCGCCTGATCCGTAAGCACCAAAGTACCCTGCTTTCAGTTGCCAACCTTTCTTGTCTTCAACTGTGACGACTTCATTTGTTTTAGGGTCAACGAACTTGAACCACCCATCTCCCTTTTCGGACCAAGTAAAGATCAAGTTGTGCGCTGCGGCGTTCGCGTTGTTATGCCATCCAATAAACCCACCAGGCGGATAGAGAGTAGACAGCGCACTTGTTTCTAAACCAAGTTCTGTCTTCATCTTACCGTCAAGATGAGACCATGTCTTTGCATATTCTTCTGGGTGAGTCCCTTGATAAAACTCTTTCTTTATAGGATGACAAACAGAATTCTCAGCAGCGCCCAGATGTTGTTCGCCCATGTCTACTATACGATGCATTTCTTCGTCGCTCGTATAATGATCCGCCATACCCACCATAGATTCTACGAGTATACGATTCGTTTTTTCTGGTTGGTATAGTTCACGGTACGTGTATCTGAATTCTTCTAGAAGATCAAGAACCTTAAGATTCTTGATTTCGTAACTTGCAAGACTCATTTTAGTCGTTGTCTACCAGTATCAAGTCAAAAGTTGCAGAAACTTGTGTTGCTTGCCCAGCAATAACATCCACTTTGATGTCAGACTTTTCATCAAACTTCAAAGGCACAGGGTAGTTGATATCTAGACTTTGACCACCTGCAGCGTTAAAGTTTCCTTTGATGTTAAACGCACCACCAAAAGGTCTGCAAAATAAACGATAGGTCATTGCCGTGTTCGTTGACGCTTTGTCAGACCCCATGTGAAGATCTAAAAGGTATGCAGTTTTGCCTGCAGGTACTGTGTATACAGACATAAGTGTTTGACCAAGACCTGATAGAATTTTAGCGGCAAGCGAACCACCTTGTAGAATATCAATGTCTTGTGTGTTTTCTTCTGCGACCATACGTGCGCGAAAGATACGGGAGAAGATTGTACCAGAGAACCCAGTTCCAATCGCAACGTTCTCAGTTGCAAACTCGTAGTTCTCATCTAGACCTTGTATCTCAACAATCTTACCGTCGTCTTCTGGTCCAGATGTGCCTACGACATTCACTGTACCATTAGCAGGATATGGATACACTGCACTTCCTGAATTACCGTCCCAGACAGTTCCTCCAGTAACGTCTCCGTCTGTTGCACCAAACTTGTTGATGTGAGAGTACCCTGAGACTTCACCTGCAGCGATAGGAATATTAGATGCAGATCCAGACGTGTTTATGATGTTACCGTCTTTATCGGCAATCATTACGACTTCGTGAATGTCGTTTCTTGTACCGCCAGCTAAATGAATTTGTCTACGTGCACTGTACTGTGCCATGATATAATCCTCTTTAAATTAGTTCAAATTCTGTAAATCTAAATGTAGCATCAAAATTAAGATATGTCAGATCACCGGATGTAGATGACAGTTCAATGCCACCTAACTGTGTAGGTATACAATCTTTGTACTTGATTGTGACGTTTGAGTTGTTGTGACTTGTAAGAATGATCACTGAGATGTCATGATACACAGGATCTTTTGTGCCGTAAGTGATACCTTCTAACCAGTCCTGCACTTCTTTGTAGCACTCAAGATCTTCGTCTAAGATGAGACTAATAGTAAGTTCACCATAGTTGATAGTGTCTGGTGGTAATGGGAGTCTCTGTACACGAGGAACTGCCATCTCAGCAGCGGTTCCAGTTGCCCCTGGGTGAGATACTGTGTGAGCAAAAAACTTTAGATTGCCGAAAGATCGTTCTATGATAACACAGAATCCCGTCGGTTGCAAGAAGTTTTTGTTAGATGTTAAGTCCATAATGTATCCTCTTAGTCACTTTATTTATACGCATAAAAAAGGGAGTCCGAAGACTCCCCTAAAATGACTAGTAGACTAGTTCTTTTTATTAAACAGCGCGATCTAGGATGTTGTCTACACGGAAGATACGGTAGTACTGGTTAACACCCTTAGTTGCATCGATATCGCTTGTTGGGTTGTCTGTGACGAATGGGTTTGCGACCATGCCATAACGAGTCTTGAACCCGATACGTGGCTGGAAGTCATTCTCACCGACTGCCTTGACCATCTGTAGTGGTACGTATGGGCAGTAGAACATACCTGCGTCATATGGGTTAGTACCCTTATAACCTACTGTTACGTAGTTGGTAGTTGCATATGGATCGATGAATACACGTAGGCGACCGTTTAGAGTACCTGCGAACGTGTTACCAGTGTCATCAATTGACAATGAAGTGTTCATTGCTGGAGTGTAATCTAGCATGCCAGAAGCTGCAAGTGCAGTTGCAACGTCAGAAGAACATACTACGATGTTACCCTTACCGCGACGTGTTTCTTTCGCAATAACGTTTGCTTCACGATCAAGTTGTACAACTAGACCCTTGAACTTTTCTGCAGACCAACGACCATCAGCGTCTGTTGATAGGTCAAATACACCTGGTAGTGTAACGTTAGATGTCTGTGCACCTAGCTTTGCCTGAGAGTTGATTGTACGAATGATTTCGCGGTTGATTTCAGCAAGAATCTCTGTAGACAGAATGTTTGCTAGTTCTGTCTCAGCGTCAAGACCGTGAATTGCTTTCAAGTCTTGCGCTAGTTCTAGAGAGTACTCTGCCTTCAATGCGCGTGACTTAGCAGTAACAGTCGCCTTGTCGATAGAGAAACCCATCTCTTGGAAATCAGTCTCGCCTGGACGGCCTAGCTTCTCTGCAGACTGTGTGTCCATTGGACGACCTGCAAGATCTAGATCACGTGGAGTTACACCGTCAAATCCAGACATGCCTGAACCATCAGCTGGTTGTGCTGTGCCTGAAACGTCGCCAGAGAAACGAGAATCTACTTCGTCGAAGAATGTTTCTGATCCGCCCATGCCGTTGTAGCGTGACTTCATTGCGAAGATTAGACCTGTTGGGCCAGCCATTGGCTGAACACCACATAGATCGTATGCCATTAGATTTGGCATTGCACGACGTACTAGTGAGATCAATACTGGATCCCAGTTAGCTAGTGGAGATACGCCACCTTGAGTAGAGTTAGTTGGTGAGTCTTCGGTTAGGAAACCTTGCATTGCACCACGCTCTTCCATCATTGCGCGTTCTTGGTTTTCTAGGATAGCTGCAGTTACAGCCTTCTTGTGATGATCCGTGATAGTGCCCGCAGATTCTTCATTAAGAACTGGAGACCACTTCTCGATCAACTTATCAAATGATTGATTCATGATAGTCTTCCTTATTTTTTAGAGGTTTTACGTAGAGCATTCAAGTAAACTTCCATTGAAGAGGAAACTTCTACTTCTTCTTCAGTATCTTCTGCGATAACTGATTCTTCGATTTGCTCTGGGATTTCTTTTGAGAAGTAAGATTCCTTTACAGTATTAACTTTAGCAACGAAAGTTTCTTCATTTTCAAAGTCAACATTGTTTAGAAGTTCTGACAACTTCTCCGCTTGTGTGTCTGCTAGGCCACGAGATGCTTCTGCGATAATAGTATTACGCTTGTAAGTCTCTAGTTCCTCAGCAAGTGAAATTGCATCGCCAGTAGTTGCGTTTAGTTTTTCTTCTAACTCATTTACTTGCTCTGCTAGTTCATCAACTAGGTCCACCTTGGACTCTGGAACTTCTACATATGACTCAACGAATAGGTCACGCATACCGTTCATGAAACCTTCAGCGATTTCGGTACGTAGACCATTTTCAATTGCGACTCTGTTTTCTTCCATCCAAGTCTCAACAACATAGTTTAGGTATGAATCGACCTTACCGACTAGGTCAGTTTTGATCGTTTCGACTTCTTCAGCAAGCTCTTCTGCGTACTGTTCTTCTAGACGAGTAACTTCTTCAGATAGCTTAGTCTTAACTGCAGTCTCAAAGATGATTGCAGTCTTCTCCTTGAACTCTTCAGATAGAGTAGCTTCACCTTCAACAATTGCAGATAGTTCTGCACTTGTGTCTAGTTCTGCGACATCTTCTAGATCTACGCCTTCACAGACTTTCTCGTATGCTGCGACTAGATCTGCTTTCTTCATCTTTGAAGTTGCGCTATAGATCGCGTTTACCATACCAGCTTTTGTCTTTGGCTTTGGCGGCGCAACTTTCGAAGTTGACTTCGCTGCCTTATCAACAGATGCAATTGACTCTGGTTCAGAGGTTGCATTTGCGTCTGGCTTACCCTTAGGTGTAGGAGCTTGTGCTTCTTCGAGAGTTTCCTCCACGATTTCGTTAGTTTCAATCTCGGTATCGCGGATTTCACTTTCTACTTGATTTAAATCAGTCATAGTGACTCCTTATAGTTTAGATTTGATTAACGAGAGGAAATTCTTGAACTCCCGAATCTGCACTTCAGGTTGATGTGCGATCGGTGCTTGCTTAATTTCAGTCTCTATATCTTCAATGACTTGAGGTTCAAGAATACCATTATTCCAGACCCAATCTACACCTTCCATAATCCCATTAACGAAAGCTTCTGGTGCACTTGGATCTTGTACGATATCTACCGTATTAAGAATAAAGTCTTCTTTGACGTACATAACGCCGTTTCTACTCTCAAGACTTCCCATTCCACGAGTTGACACGCCTAATTGAACACCACCCTCTAAGAGACCTTTCACAATCTGACCCATTGGAGTATTCAAAATTTGTGCCTTTCCAATCACATCATTACCTTCCAATTTCAAGTCAGTAATAAGGTGGGAAACTTTATCAAGGTTAACAGTCGGTCCCTCAGGGTGATTGAGTTCCCCAACGGCACGCTTCTTGCTAACCTGTGTTTCAACGTACGTGTTTACTGCCTTCTCCATAATAGGTTTAGGATAGACACGTCCGTTACGATTCTTTTTATCTGCCTGAGCGAATACACCTTCAATGACAAAGTTCTTTTCGCCATTCTCTTTGGCTTCAACGATGCATTCGATATCAGTTTCTACGTATTCGCTAATCAGTTTCATTTTAGTTTACCTAAGTCCTTGAGGACCTGTTTCGCGGTTGACTCCGCTTCTTTCTGTGATTTGAAAATATCAACTTTATCACCGTCAATTGTCAACTCATACCCCTTAGGGGTTTTAGAGATGACAACCGGATACCCACCCATCTTCTTTTTGAAAACAGGTTTTGATGATTCTCTTAATTGTTGAAATTTTTTCATTTCACCCTCTTTTCGTATTATTTATACAAAAAATTTTTTCAACGTAACTTTTCGCTATAAACTTATTTAAATTTGCCTTTAGTGCTGCCCCACATCTGCCTAGCATATATCTTACCGTCTCCAAGATATGGAGTCGAGCGGACAGAATAATGTATAGGAATAGTGTAGTATGAAGGCCAAATAGTGAGTTTATGTTTCTCAGCATCTGGAACGAACTGTGATAACCAACCGTTTCCTGTAGACTTCCACGGTTTCGGATCTAGTTCTTCAGCACTCAATTCATGTAGTTTATCTATCAACATTTTAACGAATGTGTTCCCTGCATTACACGCCTGAACTGGCGATACCCAGTTTGGGCAGATGTGAGGATCACGATCATTTTCATAAACTGTGTACGCATAGTCCGGAGGACTTGTGAACACTTCATCCATGTTGTGTAAACATAATGAATCGGCTGGGGGTAGGAACCCACCGTCTTCAAAAAGAAGTTCATATCGTATAAGATCAGCAACGCCTGCCCATACACGATCTTCATAATATTTGTCAATGAGATGTTGATTGTGCCACTTTCTTGACTTCAACATCTCGTCGGTGAATATCATGTAATCCCAATCGGGATGTTTCTCTTTCCAAGAGTTCATCCAATAGAGAGGCGCATCATGCGGACCAATCCAAATATGAACCATCTTTTTTGTGAGGTTCATACTACTCTACTTCAACAAACTCTTCTTCTGGAATATCTTCTATTTCTTCTAGTTCAGATACAATCTCTGAATCGTCTTCACCAAACTCTACATCTTCAACACCATCTTCGTCTTCAATGTCTGCATAAGGTTCTTCACCATTAAAGATCTGACCAGCAACAGCAATTTTTTCTGCATCAAGTGTTGATTGTACTTTATCTCCTAGAACGTCTTTGAACAATTGATCTGCAGCATTAAAGTCGCCCCTTTGTAGTGCATTGACTAAATCAAGCGTAGGGTTAAGTTCAATCTCATCATTAGTTTCTAGTTCTAAATTTTCAGCTTCACTCATTAAGTATCTCACTCTTCGTTTTGATTATCACCACCGGACGCCTCTGTCTCGGTGTTAATTTCTTTAACCATTTGTTCAATGTCTTTCTCATCAAACATCATAACATTTTTCATTACCCAAGTACGTGAGAAATATTCACCCACATACTGTGAAATTTGATCTACAGTCTGTAGACGTTCACGCAACAACTCAGCGTCTTTCAATTCTGCGAAATGATTATCTCGCGTGTAGTCTACCTGAATCTCGTTCTTCCAAGTTTCCCAATCTTGTTCAGTACAAATGCCCTTAAGTAGACACTGCTTCTTAAGAATGCCGATAAACAAGTTAGAGAATTTTTGACGCAAACGATCAATAAATTTCTGGAACTTCACTTCATCACGAGTGATCTCTGTTGATCGTCCTAGAGAGAACTGCGCCTCTTGCTCTAGTCTATTAATAGGGACATTCAGTGAACGATACAACTTCTTTTGAAAATAAATGATATCGTCAATCTGACCTAAGTTCTCGCCACCTGGTAAAGTACTTATCTCTGTCCCACGACCACCTTCACGTCGTGGCAACCAGAAATCTTCTAGCATTGACATGTGTTTGCGATCGTCTTTTAATTCACCAGTGTTTGCATCGTAAACTACTTTGTTACGATATCGTGCCATGATATCTTTGATGTGTTGTTCTGCCTTACCTTTCGGCAGGTTACCCACATCTATGTAAAAGATACGGCGTTCTGGTGCACGTGCCATACGATAGATGACCAAAGAGTCTTCCATCATACGGAGTTGATTCATAGGTTTGATTGCTTTTTGTAGATATGATAGAACACGTTTTTTATTAGTGTCTAGCAAACCTGAAGTGACATAAGAAACAGACTCTGGAGTTAATTTGATTCCATTATTTGCGCCTGCTTTTTCTTGGAACAGATAAAACTCTTTTGTCTTATCTACAAGTTTAGCGCCGGTCTTAGGATCTTTTTTGTATTCTACTTCTTTTACTTTGCGGATCTTAGTTGCGTCAATAGGTCTTACTTCTAAAATGCCTGCTTTTAAATTAGATTCATTCACAACTAAGTGATGGTACATACGTCCATCAACATACCAAGATCTGAAAATATCGTGACCATGATCTTCAAAGTTGAGCATAGACAAAATGTTTTCAAACTCTTCGGATAGAATTTTCTTGATCTTGTCACTAGTCTTGACCTTATCAAGATTAAGAGAAACTGAGGATTCTAGTTCTCCGTAAACAATACTTTCGTTTACAATGTCTTCAATAGCAGCATCACACTCAGGGTGTTCTGCCATTGCTCTGTACTTTTTAATCAGTTCAGCGGCATCTTTAGCTGCAGTCCCTTCTAGATCAACGTACTGACCAAAATAGGACCCTGATGCAGTAACATAACCCGCGCCGTCTTCGTCCACACGTGGGACAATTGAAGGTGCTTTAGGATTTTCTTCTTGCTGTCTTGAGACTCTCTTCAGTTCAAAACCAAACGCTTGAAAAATATTGTTATCTGCCATGTAATCCTCTAAAATAAAAATGGGGGTGAGAATTCCCACCCCATCACATTACTTATTATACCATTAACTAGTGGTATTTGACTCCCAATATTGAACTTGGAATTCTACTGTGAACTCTTCGATTGCGTCGTTAGTCTCATAACTTAAGTCAATTGCAGAGATGTTAGTCGGGAAACAACCACGGAAGTTGTATGTCTTAACTACATCACCATCTTTATCTAGCTGATCTACAATTAAGTCTGCCTGATATGCAACTGGGTTAGTGATACCTACGTTCGCACTGTGCGAGTTGATACCGTTCATCCAACGTTCCATCGCGTTACGAACTTCAAAACCCACATCATTGATGACTGTAACAGTCCATGGTTCAAAAGTACGATCGCCTGCGATCTTCAACTGACGTCCACGGAAAGGTACTTCAATAACGTTCATTACAGATGCTGGCAACTGTGCGCCTTTGCACATGAATGAAGTTAGTTCTGCGTCACCACCTGCGTATGCTGGGAAGTTAACAGTCGCACGAAATAGATTAGGACGAGCACCGCCGCCACGAATCTTTGCTTTAAAATCGTCTACTCGTAATGACATGATTATACTCCCGCTGATCCGACAACTTCTTCAAACTCAACACCTGAACGAACCGCTACGAAGTTTAGAGTTACGTAGTTGATTGATCGTGATGGTTTGATGAAGCATGATGCGATAAATTCGTTACGGTCAATCACTTCTGAAGTATTGTTTGTTTCATCACAAACAACCTT